TAAAACAGATACAAAACAAGGATTTGCAGAAAGAAGGTCAAAGCAATAGTTTATGTCGTATAGTCGATAACCACATACCGGCAGCCGTTATCTCTAATAAAAATAGAGTGAGGTCGTGGATATATGGGTATAATGACCAATATGATGTTATTGTAATATCAAAGACCGGGCAGATTGGACAAATTGTAGAGATAGGAAAATTAATTATTGCTTTACCTTCTACACCTGATAGGTGCTTCCAAAGACACCCATCAAAGGTTGAACAGTATTGGGAGAGAGAAAACTTGCCTCGTGAGTTACATAAAATACAATCTATATTTCAGTGGAACGATAAGCCAAAAGAATTTAAAGATAGGTGGGTAGATTATATTGAGCAAGAGTTTGATAAAAGAGAGCAGGGATTTTGGTTTACTAACAACGGTGTTAAAACATACATTACAGGTTCTCACTATATGTACCTTCAGTGGTCTAGTATTGACGTAGGCTACCCTGATTTCCGTGAAGCTAATAGAATCTATTGGATATTTTGGGAAGCTTGTCGTGCTGATCCTAGATCGTTTGGTATGATATACTTAAAGATTAGGCGTTCAGGGTTCTCGTTTATGTCATCCTCAGAATGTGTCAATATAGGTACTCTCGCACGTGACGCACGTATAGGTATTTTGTCTAAGACGGGTGCTGATGCTAAGAAAATGTTTACAGATAAGGTTGTTCCTATTAATAGTAGACTGCCTTTCTTCTTTAAGCCTATTATGGATGGTATGGACAAACCAAAGACTGAGTTGGCGTACCGGGTCCCTGCAGCAAAGATTACTAAAAAAAATATGTATGAGACCAATGACAATGACGTGGATGGTCTTGATACTTCAATAGATTGGAAGAATACAGAGGACAACTCCTATGATGGAGAGAAACTGTTGTTCTTGGCTCACGATGAGTCTGCAAAGTGGACCAAGCCTGTAAACATAAAAGAGAATTGGCGTGTAACTAAAACTTGTTTGCGTTTAGGTAGCAAGATTATTGGCAAATGTATGATGGGTTCAACCTCAAATGCATTAAGTAAAGGAGGTCAAAACTATAAAGACATTTATGAGGATTCAAGGGTAGCTAATCGCAATGCAAATGGTCAAACTAAAAGTGGACTATATGGGTTATTTATTCCAATGGAATGGAATATGGAAGGATTTATTGACCGGTATGGTCATCCTGTATTTCAAAAACCGGCTGAACCTATAATGGGTGTAGATGGGGCATTGATTAAAAATGGAGCCATTGACTATTGGGAAGCTGAGGTTGAGTCATTAAAGAGTGATGCAGATGCCTTAAATGAGTTTTATCGTCAGTTCCCACGTACTGAGTCACACGCATTCAGAGATGAGAGCAAACAGGCTCTATTTAACTTAACTAAGATATATCAACAAATTGACTATAACGACTCAATGATTAAGGACCATTATCTTACTCGTGGGTCATTCTCGTGGAAAGATGGTATAAAAGATACACAAGTTATATGGACTCCTGAGCAAAGGGGTAGATTCAATATTAGTTGGGCACCACCTAAGCATATGCAAAATAATGTTCATATAAGAAATGGTATCAAGTATCCCGGCAACGAGCATCTTGGTTCCTTTGGTTGTGACTCCTACGATATCTCAGCAGTGGTAGGGGGACGTGGGTCTAATGGAGCATTGCACGGTATGACTAAGTTTCATATGGACGATGCTCCTGTTAATCAGTTTTTCCTAGAGTATATTGCTCGTCCTCAGACAGCAGAGATATTCTTTGAGGAGGTACTAATGGCAATTGTATTTTACGGTATGCCAATATTAGTAGAGAATAACAAACCAAGACTATTATACCATATTAAAAATAGAGGCTATAGGGGATACAGTTTAAACCGTCCTGACAAGCAGTTAATGAAATTGTCAAAGACTGAGCGTGAACTTGGAGGTATACCCAACTCTTCTGAAGACGTAAAGCAAGCACACGCATCAGCTATTGAGTCGTATATTGAGAAATTTGTGGGGATGGATTTGGAAGCAAAGTACAGAGACCCTGAAGAGATGGGTACAATGTCATTTACAAGGACCCTTGAGGATTGGGCAAAATTTGACATTAATGACAGAACAAAGTTTGATGCCTCCATTAGTTCAGGTTTATGCATAATGGCAAACCAAAAACATATGTATATGCCGGAGAAAAAAGAATCAAAATTAATTATTAACTTCGCCAAGTATACAAATGATGGTACAACAAGTCAATTGATTAGATGAAAAATATAGCAATACAAGTAAATGCAACATCTTTTCCAAGTCAGTTAGTAACTGATTCGGAAAAAGCATCCAAAGAGTTTGGGATACAAGTTGGTTCCGCCATCACATATGAGTGGTTCCGTAAGGACGGAAGTTCTTGTAGGTATTACAGTCAATGGAGAGATTTTCGTAGAGTAAGATTGTACGCACGTGGTGAACAGTCAATTGCTAAATATAAAAATGAATTAGCGATTGATGGAGACTTGTCTTATTTAAATTTAGATTGGACTCCGGTTCCTATTATTCCTAAGTTTATTGACATTGTTGTCAATGGTATGTCTGATAGACTTTTTAAGGTAAAGGCTTACGCACAAGATGCGATGTCTCAATCTAAAAGAAGTAGATATCAAGATATGGTTGAAACTCAAATGGCAGGTAAACCTATTCTAACTAAAATTCAGGAAATGACAGGAGTAAATCCATTTGTGATGGATCCTGATAAATTACCTGAAACGGATGAGGAGTTGTCATTGTATATGCAATTGAATTATAAACCTGCTATTGAAATTGCAGAAGAAGAAGCTATCAATACAATATTTGACGCAAATCATTATGATGATATTCGTAAAAGAATTGATTACGATATTACAGTTGTTGGGTTAGGAATTGCAAAGCACGAATTTTTACAAGGTGCAGGTGTTAAGGTTTCATATGTAGATCCTGCTAATGTTGTTTATAGTTATACTGAGGATCCATTCTTTAAAGATTGTTTTTATTGGGGTGAAATTAAAACAGTTCCAATAATTGAGTTAATGAAAATTGACCAATCTTTAACTAAAGAAGATTTACAAGAAATTACACAATACAGCCAATCTTGGTATGATTATTATAATGTTGCTCAATTTTATGAGAACAGTATGTTTTATAGAGATACTTGTACACTTTTATATTTCAATTATAAAACAAGTAAGAAGGTAGTTTATAAAAAGAAAAATCTTGAAGGTGGTGGTTCACGCATTATTGAAAAAGATGATACATTTAATCCTCCTGCTGAAAAAATGGAGGAAGGCAATTTTGAGAAGATAGAGAAAACAATTGATGTTTGGTATGAAGGTATAATGGTAATGGGTACAAATATGCTATTACAATGGAGGTTATCTGAAAATATGGTTCGTCCAAGTTCATCTACTCAACACGCACTACCAAACTATGTTGCTTGTGCTCCACGTATGTACAAAGGAGTAATTGAATCATTATGCAGAAGGATGATACCATTTGCTGATTTAATTCAAATAACACATTTAAAATTACAACAAGTTATTGCACGTACAGTTCCTGATGGTGTATTTATAGATGCAGATGGATTAAGTGAAATTGATTTAGGAACAGGTAATGCTTACAATCCTGAAGATGCTTTAAGATTATATTTCCAAACAGGTAGTGTAATTGGTAGAAGCTTTACTCAAGATGGTGACTTTAATAATGCAAGAGTTCCTATTACTCAGTTAAACTCTAACTCAGGAGCAGGCAAAACTCAAATGCTTATTACAAATATGAACCATTATGTGGATATGATTAGGTCTGTAACCGGTCTTAATGAAGCAAGAGATGGTTCTAATCCTGACCCTAATTCATTGGTTGGTTTACAAAAGCTAGCAGCATTAAACTCAAATACAGCCACAAGACATATACTTGATGGTTCTTTGTATATATATCGTTCATTAGCAGAAGCATTAACTTATAGGGTTGGTGATATTTTACAATACGCTGACTTTAAAGATGAATTTACAAATCAGATTGGTAAATACAATGTATCTATATTAAACGATATTAAAGACCTTTATATTTATGATTTTGGTATATTCATTGAGATTTCTCCTGATGAAGAGCAAAAAGCACAACTTGAAGCTAACATTCAAATGGCATTAGCTAAAGGTGATATTAATCTTGAAGATGCAATTGATATACGTGAGATAAGGAATCTTAAACTTGCTAATCAATTATTAAAGATGAAGCGCATTAAGACTCAAGAACGTGAGGAAAAAATGGCTATGCAAAAGCAAGCTATGATTGCTCAACAACAATTGAAGTCTCAAGAAATGGCAGGTCAAATGGCAATGCAAAAAATTGATATGGAGACTAGGTCTAAGATGCAGATTAAACAAGCTGAGATTGCATTTGAAATAGAAAAAATGCAGAAAGAAGCTGAGTTAAAATCTCAATTAATGGCTGAAGAGTTCCAATATAGTCAACAAATGCACGGAATGGAGATTAATAATCTAACTGAAAGAGAGCAAAAGAAAGAAGATGCTAAGGCAAAAAGAATTAGCCAACAAAATACTGAGCAATCTAAGTTAATTAATCAAAGAAAAAACAATCTTCCTCCAATGAGTTTTGAATCAAATGAGGATAGTTTAGATGGGTTTGATCTAGCAGAATTTTCGCCTAGATAAAAATATCAAATTTTTTATATATTTTTGTATAAATAAAATCAAATCAAATGGAATTATTAAAAGTTAGATCATTAGATGTAATTGAACCGAAAAGCGTTCAAGAAGTTGAAACACAGTTACTCGAAAAACACGAGCAATCGTTAAGCAATGAACAAGAAGATTTGCAAATACCTGAAAATGTTGTACACGACACTGTACAAAATTCAGATTTGGAGTTAAAGGAAGAGGACGTTCTTTCATATATTGGAAAAAGATACAATAAGCAAATTAACTCATTTGATGAGTTGATGGCTGAACGTAAAGAAAATGAACAATTGCCTGAAGATGTTTCTGCTTATATGAAATATAAAAAAGAAACAGGTAGGGGATTTGAAGATTTTCTTAAATTGAACAAGGATTATGATTCAATAGATTCTGAACAACTCCTTAAAGATTATCTTATATCTACACAAGAAGGTCTTGACAGTAATGATATAGATACATTAATGGAGGATTACAGATTTGATGAAGATATTGACGATGAATTAACTGTAAAGAAAGTTAAAATCGCCAAAAAGAAAGTTATTGCTGAGGCTAAAAAATACTTCAATTCTCAAAAAGAGAAATACAAAGTGCCCCTTGAGTCAAGTGAGGCATTTGTTTCCGATGATGAGAAAGAGATGTATCAAAGCTACAAGCAGTATACCCAACAAGCAAAGACAATAGAAGAAGAGAACAATCGTAAACGTCAATGGTTTAACCAAAAGACAGATGATGTTTTTGGAAATGAGTTCAAAGGTTTTGAGTTCAATGTCAATAACAAAAAAATTACGTTTGCTCCCGGAGATGCCTCAGAGTTAAAAAAGAATCAATCGACTCCTCAGAACTTTATAAACAAGTATTTGGATGAGCAAGGTTTAATTAAAGATGCTGTAGGATATCACAGATCATTGTCTATAGCAATGAACCCTGATAGGTTTGCTAAGTTTTTTTATGAACAAGGGTTATCTGATGCTACTGAAGATGTAATGCGTAAAACCAAAAACATCAATATGTCAGAGAGAAGAGCACCTGAAGTTAGCAAAACATCAGAAGGTATGCAGGTAAAAGCGATAAATCCTGATTCAGGTAAAAACCTGAGAATTCGCAGTATAAAAAAGATTTAAAAACATTTAAAAATTAAAAAAAATGGCAAGTGCATTATTAAACAATCCTACCTACGCCCTGCAACCGTCAGCAGAACAGGTAGCATTACAAACAAACTACATTACTAACTTCAACTTCTTGAATCAGTATCTACCTGATACTTATGAGAAAGAATTTGAGCGTTATGGTAACAGAACAATCGCATCTTTCTTACGTATGGTAGGAGCAGAGATGCCGTCTAACTCTGATCAAATTAAATGGGCAGAACAAGGACGTTTACACATTAAGTATACCAACTGTACTTCAGCAGCAGCAGCAGGTGCTTCTACAGCAACTTTTACTGTAGCTGACAGTGGTGTAACTTACATCGCTATCCGTGTTGGACAAACTTTGATGATTCAAAACAATACATCAGGTGTTTTCAACAAAGCTATTGTAACTGCAGTAGGTTCAGCAACAACTTTCACTGTAGCTTATTATGAGACTGCAGGTCAAGCTTTTGCAGTTTCTACTCAATGTACTGTATTCATTTACGGTTCTGAGTTTAAAAAAGGAACTAACGGAATGGTTGGTTCTCTAGAATCAGAAGATGATATCTACAGCAATAACCCTATTATCATTAAAGATAAATATGCGGTTAATGGTTCTGATATGGCTCAAATTGGTTGGGTTGAAGTTACTACTGAGAACGGTGCTACAGGATACTTGTGGTATTTGAAATCAGAGCACGAGACTCGTCTTCGTTTTGAAGATTACCTAGAAACTTCTATGATTGAAGCAGTTCCTGCTGCATCTTCTTCCGGTGCTGCAACTGCAGGATACATTGGTTCTGAAGGTATCTTCTACGTAGTAAACAATCGTGGTAACGTATGGGGTGGTGGTACTCCAACAAGTCTTTCTGATTGGGATTCTATCGTTTCTCGTTTGGATAAGCAAGGTGCTATCGAAGAAAACGTAGTATTCGTAAATCGTGGATTGAGCTTTGACATTGACAATATGTTAGCTACATTGAACGGTTATAACGGAGTTAATGCTGCAGGTGCTGCATCTTATGGTCTTTTTGACAATGATGTTGATATGGCATTAAACTTAGGTTTCACAGGATTCCGTAGAGGTTATGATTTCTACAAATCTGATTGGAAATACTTGAACGATCCAACAATGCGTGGTGGTCTAAATACTACTGCTGCAACTGCAACCGGTACTATTACAGGTTTAATGGTTCCTGCAGGTTCTACTTCAGTTTATGACCAAATTATGGGCAAAAACGCTAAACGTCCGTTCTTACACGTTCGTTACCGTGCTTCTGAAGCTGAAGATCGTAGATACAAAACTTGGATTACAGGTTCTGCCGGTGGTGCTGCTACTAGCGACTTGGATGCAATGGAGGTTAACTTCCTTTCTGAGCGTTGCGTATGTACTCTTGGAGCAAATAACTTTGTATTGTTCCGTTACGGATAGTATTAAAGAAAAACCAAATATGGAGGGTGTCTTTAAAGACACTCTCCTTTTTAACTTAAATTAAATTAAATAAAATAAAATGGCAAAGACTATAATAATTGCAGATAAAGTATATAAATTAAAAGTGGGCAATCCACTTTCATACACATTAGCTTCTAGGAATCACCCTCGTTTTCCTTTAATGTGGTTTGACGAAAAGAATAATCAAAACCGTGCTTTAAGATATTCAGTAAACCAAAAGTCTCCTTTTGAGGATGAACAAGATGGTAATGCTATTATTGAACCGATTATTTTTGAGGATGGATTTTTAAGAGTTCCAAGAACAAACCCGGTTTTACAAGAATTTCTACACTACCATCCATTAAATGGCAATATTTTTATTGAGGTAGATAAAGAGAAAGATGCAAGTATAGAAGTTGAGGATTTAAATACAGAGGTTGATGCGTTGGTTGAAGCTCGTCAGCTTACACTTGACCAAATTGAGACTTTAACAAGAGTTTTATTTGGAAAAGACCCCTCTACAGTATCAACTGCTGAGTTAAAAAGGGACATTTTAGTATACGCAAAAACAAATCCTAGAGAATTTTTGAATGTATTAAATGATCCTGAATTAAAATTCCAAGCAAAAGTTCGTTTATTTTTTGAAAATAAACTATTAATACTAAGAAATTCAGAAAAAGAAGTGTGGTTTAATACCATTACTAATAAAAAGAAGATGTTATCCGTTCCATTTGGGGAAGATCCTTATGGTATGGTTGCCCATTATTTACAAAGCGATGAAGGTCTTGACTCTCTAAAGATGTTAGAATCATCTTTAGGTTAGTAAATATCTCTGTTTTTGTTTGATTAAATAAGAAAGAAGGGGGCACTCATTGTGTCCTCTTTTTTTTATGTATATTTGTAAAAAAAGTACTAATGATAAATGGAGTAAGAAATGCTGTATTATCCGTTCTGAATAAGAATAATTATGGATATATATCTCCTTCTGATTTTAATTTGTATGCAGCTAATTCACAAATGGAGATTTTTGAAGAGTATTTTAGCAATTATAATAAAGTTATAAATGCTGAGAATGCCCGTTTATCAGGTGTAGATTATGCTGATATGGAACAACCTATTGCAGAGGTTTTAGAATATTTTTTAAGAACAGATTATCTATCAAAAATTTCTGCTAATAAATTCTCAATGCCAACACCAACGACTACAGGATACTATACGTATATGTTGTTGGATATTAAATGTAAACCTGTTGTCCTTAGAACAGGCACAAATACAAGTGTAGTTGCTTCGCAATTGGTTGATAGCACTGCATTATTTACTACATATGGTATTGCTGCAGGGGATGTTGTAACCAATTTAACTACAGGATTAGTATCTACAGTATTGTCTGTAGTAAGCAATACAGTTTTATCATTAGATTCAAATATATTTTTAGCAGTAGGAAATGCTTATGCTATTATTTCTTCTGCCACTGTTGTTCAAGCTGAAAAAGTAATAAATAATAAACTTTCTTTATTGGTTAATTCTAATTTAACTCAGCCAACAGTTGAGTTTCCTGTTTATGCATTACAAGGTAATGAGCTAACTTTTTATCCTGTTACTATAGTTAATAAAGGTCAAATAGAAGCAACTTATTTTAGGTACCCTGCAGTTCCAAAATGGACATATATTACACTTGCAAATGGAGAGCCTGTATTTGATCAATCTCAAAATGATTATCAAGACTTTGAGTTACCTACTGAAGATGAGTATAAATTAGTAACTAAAATACTTGAGTATTGTGGTATGTCAATTAGAGAAACACAAGTAACTCAATTTGGTATGTCTCAAGAACAAGCTCAACAACCTACATTTGCTATGCAACAATAAAACTTTAAAAAATGGCATATATATCACAATATGAATATTATGAAAATGGTGGCGTAGTACCTGAAGATAAAAATTGGGGATCATATCAATATGTTAGTTTAACAGATATTATCAACAACTTTTTGTTAATGTATTCCGGTAACCATTCTTTGGTTAATAATGAGGAGCGTTTTAAAGTATTATTTCACGCAAAACGTGCAATTCAAGAATTAAATTACGATGCTTTTAAAGAGATAAAAATACTAGAGTTAACAGTCCCTGATAATTTAAGGTTTATTTTACCATCTGATTATGTGAATTGGGTGCGTGTATCGTTATATAAAAATGGATGGTTACGTCCGTTATCTGAGAATATTCAAACCCTTTCATCAAAGGCTTACCTTCAAGATAATACAGGTAGAATTTTATTTGATCAAAATGGGAATGCATTAAGTCCTCAGTACTCTAGTATAGACCTTGACAGATTAACACATATAAAGAAAAGCATATACTTAAATCAAGGAAGCCAATTTAATGGTCAGTTAGGATGGAACTATGATGGAATGTGGTATTTTGATTACAACATTGGTACAGCATATGGTTTAAATACAGAGACTGCAAACTTTAACCCTACATTTAATATTGAAAGAAAGACAGGGGTTATTAACTTTGATTCATCAATGTCAGGTGAATCTTGTATACTTGAATATATATCTGACGGTATGGAACAAGGGGATAACTCTCTGATTACTGTTAATAAGTTATTTGAAGCATATGTTTATGCAGCAATTGAATATGAAATATTAAGTTCTAAACTTGGTGTACAAGAATATATTATCGCTCGTTCTCGTAAAAAAAGAAAAGCATTGTTAAATAATGCAAAGATTAGAATCAGTAACATTCATCCCGGCAGACTCTTAATGAATATGAGAGGAATGGACAAGCAAATAAAATAAAATGGCAAATTTTACAAGGAACTTTATAGCAGGAAGAATGAATAAGGTTGTTGATCAACGTCTTCTTCCTGAAGGTGAATATGTCGATGCTATGAATATCAGAATGGGTTCTACCGAAAATTCTGAAGTTGGTGTAATTGAAAATACAAAAGGCAATTTACCTCTTACATCATTGACATATATAGATGGTACGCCATTAAGTGCAACTGCAAGATGTATTGGTGCTATTGAAGATAGTGCAAATGAAACTATATATTGGTTTGTTCACGATAATGATTTTGGTATTGGAGCTACAGGGAAACTTGATTTAATTGTTTCTTTTAATATATTTACAAACATATTAACGTATCACGTTATTAGTATTAATGATGGAAGTAATTTAAATACAACTTTAAATTTTAATCCAAGTTATCTTATTACAGGAGTTAATATTATTAATGGATTATTATTTTTTACAGATGATTACAATGCTCCTAGATTTATAAATGTAGGCAGGAACTATCCTAATCCTATTAGCAATATAGACCAAATTAGTGCGGAATCTTTACTTGTTATTAAAAAACCACCTACAGAGTCTCCTACTATTCAACCTATTGTAACAAGTGGTCAAGAGAATTATTTAGATACAAGGTTTATTTGTTTTGCTTATAGGTATTTATATATTGATGGAGAATACAGTGCTACATCACAATGGTCTCAACCTGCATTTGTTCCTAATCCTTTTAGTTTTAGTACAGATAATTTTCTAAATGAGGGGATGACTAATTTTTGCAATTCTGTTATAGTAACTTATAACTCAGGTGGTCCACTTGTAGTTGGTATGGATTTATTATTTAAACAATCCAATAATAATATTATTAAAGTTATTGAGAAATTAAATAAAAAAAACTTAGGATTAGCCAATGATACAGATTATCAATATACATTTACAAATAGCAAAATTTTTACCATATTAGCTGAAAGTGAATTATTGAGATTGTATGACAATGTGCCTAGATATGCTAAAGCTCAAACAATTATGGGCAATAGATTAATGTATGGTAATTATGTAGAAGGTTACAATCTAGTTGATGAAT